CTGATCCAGTTCCTGGAAGATACGCTGGGACAGGACAATATCCGTCTGGAAACCGACCTCTTCAAGCTGTGCTGGGCCGCTCGCCAGCCTTAGACACTGACTTCAATCACCCTCCTACGTCTATTCTTCTTCGTCTGTCGGGTCTCCGAGCGACGACGAATGGTAAAGCGGAGACCACCATCTCGCGGTCGTTTTTTACCCGACATAAGTCGCTTTGCTTCCATCTTCTGTCGCCATGCGGCATAGACAGCAGGCCCGTTGTTTTGGCCACTTAGACGTCTGAGCCATGTCATTGGAGGAACAGTTAAATCCCCTATTGCTGCCTTCTTTTCATCCCAAAGACGAGTTCCATCTGGCGTATTTAGTATTTCACATATTCTATTAACGTAATTGAACACGCTACAAAATCTACGAATAATCCAATTGACGGCTGCCCTCTTATTTACGGTCATAAGAGCTCTCGTTCCTACATCGAGGTTTCCAGACAATGTCCATGACCGTCCTACGACAGCATTTTCCACTGCTGGTGCGGCAGTTGCTCCGCGTGGTGGGGTTTTATACGTTCGGTAATAGTCAGAGATAACGGAACTTATCGACTCAAGGGCCTCCCTCGCACCCTTATTGTCTCCAAACGCCTCCCGAGCAACGTCTGGATCATTCTGGCCCCTTGCGTCTCTCGCACTTTGAGCGATTGCATTGTTTGTTGTCTCCTGGATGACTTTGGGAGCATAATACACTGCTCCCGATATTCCGTTTAAGCTTGCACGAATAAGATTTGGATAAAATGCCCTCTGGTCTGGGGCCGCATCCTGCCGCCCGACTCTCACAATACTTCCATAACTGCGAATCTCAGGGTCTAGCGGACCCCTCCAAAACACTGGATCCGTGTCCGATGCCTTGGTGCCTGCCAACGTCATAAAGTAGTTCAACAGTTCTGTAATAATAATCATTGGATTTGGTCTGAACGGTCCACTCCCCTGCTTCTGGATAAACATGGCATCTGATTTCTGCCAGTTGCATAGATGACAGCTATTCTCGTAGCACAATGCCCTCAGCTGTATTTGTACCGGGCTTAAACTGGCCTCGTCGATGTTTCTATTATAGAGAATTTCAAGAAGGCACATTAGTGGAGCTGGTAGCACATGTTCACATTCTGCTCGACTGTGTTCTACTTTCCTCATTGCTACGTCCTGGTCGTTTTTAAGACCTGTGGGGCATCCACACAACCAACAAAGTGGTTTGTCCTCTTCCCTGCTACCCGCTCGTTCGCACTGGCTAGGAGGTGTCGGAAGTTCGTAGTAAACAAGTCTTCCCTTGTCAGTATCACGGTCTCGCTCTACGTTTAACGTATCCAATGCGTACTTGAACGCTGAAAATGTCTTTACTACATCATCATAATTTCCGGCTGGAATACTCAAATTATAATTCTGGATCTCTGTCCTGTATTCGTCGTCCGTCAGAGGCGGGTTACGAGGATCTCCGCCAATTTGTAAAAGTCCAGATGTAGACCGTTCGTGTTTTGAGTCTAAAATACCTGCGTCCGTGACAATATTTTCACCCTCTTGCCCCGTTCCTCCAAGAGCATCTATGATTAGACCGAACAGACGACCGTAATCTGAAGTCGGAGGACCACCGGATCCATCAGAATCAGAACTAGAGCCTGGAAATAATTCTCCAACAGCAGAGAGGGGGGATCTACCAGACGAAGCGTCCGATCGACGATCTGGGGTTCCGAACATTTGTGAAGCATCTGGAAGAGTTGCGGTTAGTGCCTGGCTTATAGTGTCCCGCGGAGGCGGTGTTTTATTGCCATCCTGGGACATCGTTATTCATAACCCAGAAACATTCGCTGAGAACGGATCGTAAAAGATATTACGGGATAGTCTAATAAGAATACAATGTCCGTTGTAGGCGTTCAGTTTGGGATCACTTCTCCCGAGGAGATCCTTCGGCGTTCCGTGGTGGAAGTCATCACCGACAAGACTCATCAGTCCAACAATCCAGTCCCCGGCGGCGTGTTTGATGCCCGTCTCGGTGTCATCGAGAGCGGCAAGGTCTGTCCCACCTGTAAACATACGAATCTCCAGTGCCAGGGCCATTTCGGACACATCACCCTCGCTCGCCCCGTCTACCTCTACCAGTTCCTCGACTTTACGATCAAGGCCCTCAACTGCGTCTGCGTCAACTGCTCAACTCTCTACATCGCTGGCCAGGACGGGTTCTCCGAGGATGTCTACCTCAACTCCGAGCTCAAGGGAATGGAACGGCTCGCCGATATCCGTTCTCGGTCCGTAGACTACATTTCTAAGAAGTCTAAGGCGGTGTCCCCCTCCTGTTCCACCTGCGGCACCCAGATGATCAAGAAGGTCGAGAAGATCCAGGGTACGGTCTGTACTCTCCAGGGAAAGTTGGCAGGTAAGGACGAGGAGACCCTGGTTCCTCTCCAGTCCGAGATGGTTCTCCGCTGCTTCCAGCGTATGACGGACAACACCGTCAAGATTCTCGGATTTGACCCCAAGTACTCCCACCCTGCATGGATGGTGTGCACGGTCCTCGCTGTCCCCCCTCTCACCGTGCGTCCCCCGGTCGTGATGGAGGACAATCAGCGGATGGACGACGATCTCTCCCACGTCCTCATCAATATCGTCAGGAGCAACCAGAAACTCCGTGAACTCATTACTGCTGGCCAGTCCCGCGAGTACATTCAGAAGCATACTGAGTTGCTGGAGTACGATGTGGCGACCTATGTGGACAACGATATTAAGGGCATGGCCCCCGCCGCCCAGCGGTCTGGCCGACCCCTCAAGACCTTGAAGTCCCGTCTCGGTGCCAAGACTGGTCGTGTTCGCGGCAATCTCATGGGTAAGCGTGTCGACTTCTCCGCCCGCTCTGTCATTACCCCCGACGCCAACATTGATGTGGACGAATTGGGTGTTCCAGAGGAGATTGCGTCGAACCTCACCAAGCCCGAGATTGTCACCCCCTACAACCGCGATCGCCTCATGATGTACGTCAAGAACGGAGTGAAGTATCCCGGTGCCAAGTCTGTATTCCTGAAGGAAGAGAAGCGGATGATGTCGCTGAAGTACGTGAACCCCGACATGATTGATCTCCACGAGGGTGATATCGTCCACCGCCACATGATTGATGGCGACTACGTGCTCTTTAACCGTCAGCCCTCGCTCCACAAGGGTTCAATGGAGTGCCACCGCGTCAAGGTCCTGCCCGGATCTACGTTCCGTCTGAACGTTTCCGCTACCAAACCTTACAACGCCGACTTTGACGGCGACGAGATGAATCTTCACCTCCCCCAGTCCGTGGCCGCCGAGACCGAGCTTCAACAGCTCGCCTCTGTTCTCCGTCTCATCGTGAGCCCCCGCGAGAACGCCCCGATCATTCAGATGGTTCAGGATACGCTCACCGGTTCGTACCGCATCTCCAATCCGGTCGTGCGTGTCCCCGAACACATTTCCATGAACATCATGGCCAAGCTCCGTCGTCCGATGTCCTCGTTCAAGCGGACGAACGAGCCCCATACTGGCCAGGAACTCATTTCCGCCGCCTTCCCCCTCATGAACTTCAACGGCCGCGTCACAATCAAGGACGGCCAGCTTACCAAAGGTCTCCTGAAGAAGGGTGCTTTCAACACCACTTCGGAAGGTGTGCTCCACGTCCTCTTCAACGATTTCGGCCACCAGCGGTGCGGCCAGTTTATTAACGAGGTTCAGGCCATTGTCACCAAGTTCAACCTGTTCACGGGCTTCTCGACTGGGGCATCAGACCTCGAGTCCAATAAGGAGACCACCGAGTTCGTGGCCAAGGTTCTTGCCGAGGGCCGCAAGCGTGTCCAGGAAATCTTGACAGACGTCCACGCCGGGAAGTTCTTCAACAACAGCGGTCGGGCAGACGGCGAGGAGCTGGAGAACCAGATCAGTAATGCTCTCAAAGACATCTCGGCCCAGATCACGAAGCAGGTGACCGACACTCTGCCTCCCACCAATCGTCTAGTTCAGATGGTCGAGTCGGGTGCCAAGGGGTCTGGCCTGAACATTACCCAGATGATCGCAGTTCTGGGTCAGCAGATCGTGGACGGCAAGCGTATCCAGTACACTCTCCAGGATCGTTCCCTCCCCCACTTCACCAAGTTCGATGACGGCATCGAGTCCCGCGGCTTCGTTGAGTCCTCGTTCGTCCAGGGTCTCCGTCCCGCCGAGTACTTCTTCCATGCCATGGGCGGTCGCGAGGGTCTCATTGATACCGCAGTCAAGACATCTGATACGGGTTATATCCAGCGTCGTATGATGAAGACGATGGAGGATATGCGTGTCGAGCACGACGGCACGGTCCGCAACAATGGTGGTCTGATTATCCAGTACCGATACGGCGAGGACGGAGTGGATTCCACGCAGGTGGAGTCCCAGCCCATCAATCTCGGTCTCATGACCCTGGAGGATATTTACCGGATGTTCGGTCTCTCGGTCGAAGAGCTTCAGCCCTTTCTGACCGAAACGATTACTGAGACGCCCGATCTGGTCGAGGAGCTCGTGAAGGATCGCGATATGCTGGTGAAGGAGGTATTCCTGTACCTCAAGAAGGATTCCGTCCTCTCCCCCGTCCATCTCAAGCGGGTGATTGAGAAGTACTACAATCCCTACTCTACCAAGACCGATCTGACGCCGCAGTACATTGTGGACGAGCTCACCAAGTTGATGAAGGAGCCCTGGATGGCTCCCAACCGCGTATTCCACTGCCTCCTCCGATTCTACCTTGCTCCCCGCCGCTGTATTCTCGAGCACCGCTTCACCAAGGCGATCTTCGATGAGGTTATCAGGGAGGTACGGTTCAAGTACATCAAGAGCCAAGTCCATTCTGGCGAGATGGTGGGTGCCCTAGCTGCTCAGTCGGTCGGTGAGCCGACCACACAGCTCACCCTGAACACCTTCCACTCGGCCGGCACAGTCAAGGCTGGTGCGACGCAGGGTGTGCCCCGTATCCAGGAACTCCTGGGCATTTCCAAGAGTCCCAAGAAGCCCCTGAACTTCGTATACCTCACGCCCGCCGACGGCGACAGCCTCGATCGAGCGATCATGGTCGCTCGCGAGCTCCAGAAGACGACGGTCCGCGACATCACCAAGTCTGTACGGATGTACTATGACCCCTTCCCGCTGACAACAGATACAGTTGTGTCCGAGGACCGCGAGATCCTCCAGCGGTTCCAGCAGTTCTCCACGGCCAACCCCGTCGATTGTGCGTCTAAGTGGATTATGCGGCTCGAGTTCGATGAGACGGAGATGGCCGCACGCAACGTCCTCGATCCGGTCATGATTCAGGATAAGCTGGGACAGGCGGGTCTCCATATCCTACAGTGTGTGTATACGGATGCCAACTCCGACAAGCTCGTCATGCGGATTGTGTTTCCTGACGATGTAGTGAAGAACCTGCTCTCCCTTCGTTTCCTCGAGGAGCGTGTTCTCGATGTCGTCATCACTGGCATTGACGGCGTGGGTCGTGTCATTCCCCGTGAAGTCAACCGTGAAGTAGTATGGGATGAGAAGGTGAACGCGTACGTGTCCAAGAAGCAGCATGTCCTGGACGTAGAGGGTGCCAATCTGTACGAGCTCCTCGGCCGCGACAACGTTGATCCCACGCGGACATTCAGCAACCATATCCACGAAGTGTACGACGTTCTCGGTGTCGAGGCCGCACGCCAGGCTCTGCTTGACGAGTTCGCAGAAGTGTTTGCCGAGTCGTACACGAACTACCATCATATGAGCGTGCTCATGGACGCCATGACGTACCAGGGCCGCCTCGTCTCGGTCAACCGATTCGGAATGTACATGCACGACAACGGTGTGCTGGCCAAGTCCTCGTTCGAAGAGACGTCGAAGATTCTGTTCAATGCTGCCGTGTCTGCCGAGTTTGATCCTATGAAGGGTGTGTCAGCCAACATCATGTTCGGCCAGAAACCCCCCTGTGGCACGGGATTCGTTGATATTCTGCTGGATGAGACTCGTCTACCTGAAGGGACGGACGAGGCGTTCGTGGACTACTCTGACCAGATCAAGCAGAAGGTTGAGTCGGCGTATGCGGGCGGAGACTCCGAGTGTAAGATCGAGGATATCTCGATGTGGTAATGGTAATTTAGAGGTATCCTGACATAGAAGAATAAACGACGAGCAATTTTCCTTTTGTGTGGAAGAATTGCTCAATTCTATTCAATCCTGACCATGACCGAGAAGAGCCAGTACGGACAGAGAGTAATCTACGATGTGGTTCAGACACTTCACGAGTTTCGGACCCCATACTCCCACGTACAGTATGTGAAGACTCTGTACCACGGGAACATGCTGATCATGGACGAGGAAGTTCAGTATTCGACGCTGGACGAGCACAGGTATCACTATCTGCTGACACAACCGCTCGTCAGTCAGTCCCGGAACATTCTGATTCTTGGGGGTGGGGATGGGATGGCGGCTCGGGATCTCTACAGATCCCCGTACACTTCAAGCATTACGATCGTCGACTGGGATCGCCAGTTCGTGGAGTTCGCGAAGACGAACCTTCCAGAGAACCGCGGCTCGCTTCAGAATCATCGGACAACCTACATATCCGAAGACGCACGAAAGTTTGTAAGCTCGACTGAGAACCGGTACGACGGTATCATTATTGATCTCCCCGATCCCGATGGAGATACGATGGAGACTCTTTACTTTGATATCCTGGAACATATCCCGAGGATTCTGAACCCCAATGGCATCGTATCCGCCCACGTTGGCCCTGTTTCACTGTCTGAGGACCACCCGAACTGGGTATTCATCAAAGAGTGTAAATATCTCATGAAACAACTGTTTCATACCGAACCAGTGTTTGATACAGTGTACGTCCCCACCTTCTCACACGAGTGGGGGTTCCTCGCATGTTATACGGGTATTTCTAGGACGTTCGAGAGGTTCCGGATTGAGAACGATGTGTACAATATGTTTAGGGCACTTTAAATGTACCCGTTGCGGGCAGCGGCGGCCTGGCGAGCAGCGGCCGCGGCCTCGCTGGAGGCAGCACCGTACACCATCGCCGATCCAATGGTCTGATTACCTCCACGGTGCCTCGCCTTCTTCGTGTGCCGGCGGCGGCGACCGCCAAACGCGGCAGGGACATCTCCGCTCTTCGCGAATGTTCCGTTGACACCTACGGCCGTACCGGGGGCGACGGACGGCTCGGCGTACGGCAGTTGGGCAGGCTTTCCGTCCGTGGAAGGAGCAAACGCACCTCCCCGACGAGAACGACGGCGGCGGCCGCCCTTGAGCTCAGATGGGCCCTGCCACGTAGCATCCGACATCGAGGGCCAACGCGACATTCCGTCAGGGAGGTCCGAGCCAGTGTACGGGCCGCCAGTGAATCCGTACGCGGTTCCACCGACCTTGGCCTTGCGAGTTCCACGACGCCGACGACCACCCATCGGGGTCATATTGCCCATCAGCGTGCCCCCCTTCTTGTACGTCTTCTTTGCCGCCTTCATGGCATCGCCCAGCGACATACCGGGCTTCTTTGCGGCCATAACGGCTTTTAGCCATGCAGAGCGTCCACCTTCCATGTGCATTTGTTTCCTTAGTTAGACTTTATTGTGTAATCGTACATTGGCGACTTGATCTGCTTCGGCTGGAACGAGACGGCCGCGGTCTGGGGTTTCGGGTCGGGGTATGTCGTAGGGTGGTAGCGGAGAGCGTCGGGCTTGAGTCCAAACGAGCTGTCTGAGAACGTGCCAGTATAGAGTTCCATAGCGTTATCCAGGCTGCCCCAGCACATTGCGACCCACTGGCATCCGTACGAAAAGCATATTTCCGCATTCCCATTGGTAATCGCACTTGTTTTCATGTCGGGAACCACAAGTGTAATATTACGCCTGTTGAATTCGATCAACTCGTCGTGGTCAAACGTCTGTGATGCCTGGGTGTACGTCATCCTCCGCATCTGCGACGATACCCAGGACATATTCACCAGCTCGTCCATTCCATTGCCCTTGATGTGCTCTCCGCTCACGATGACGAGCTTCCCCATGAGATTACAAATGGGCTCAACTCCCAAGTTCTTGCGTTGGTACGAGTACTCGGAACCCAACATGTTTTTACGCAGGGTGTTCTTCATTGTGTCCGCACACTGAGTCAGTATGGCGTTGTCGGACGTGTGGAACACCAGCGACAGAATGAACGGATTTTTGTACCCTGGTGTTACCGCACTGTTGAACGCGGAATTAGCGAGGGTTATACAGCAGTCCTCGAATGACAGGGTGTTATACGTGGTCATCTTCAGAGTATTGGCATCGGCCAGACCAACGACTGGCTTCTTGTCGACGGCATACACGTCCAGCTCAATTACGCGGGCACCGCCCTTGACAACCTTGGTGATGGCGTCGGTCACAATGTAGGTATTGATCGTGTTTCCGGGAATCACAGTGTACCCGCTGCTGGATACATAGTAGTCTCCCAGCGTATTGTTGTTCGGGCATCCGAGCGGTTCGGCCTTTGTGAGTTCAGAGTAGACTGCGAGAGCCTTTGTGACAGACGCATCGGGAGGAGGGATATTGCTCATGTGAACGTAGGCTCCGATTGCCAGACCGACACCGAGGCAGGCAAACGCAATACATACAACGATCCACAATAATTGAGTGGTGTCCATATTATTTCTTACTACGATGTTGTTTATATTTGAAGAACAGGGGACGCATCATCATCACGACATCATCGGGCACCTGCTCGTCCATGGGAACTTCAAACAGGCAGCAGTGGAGGAAGTAGATACAGTACATTCCGCACTGGGCATCCTTGTACTGGTGCCGCAGGGCGTTGTACGAGAGAACAGTGGGTTCCGGGAACATCTTGAGATCGTCCAGCTGTTCTTTCCACCTCTGCATCAGACGGGCTACCTCCTTCTCTGGTTTCTGGGCATACGAGTCAAAGTACGTCATCCGCGGATGCTTCAGATGATCTCGGAAATCGCAGAATGCCGCGATCCAGTGTTCTCCTGGCCCGTCGCTGGGATCCGTGTTGAACACGATTCCTACACGCCGATACCCCTTCTTGTACAGCTCCGAAATCTTCATGCTGCAGAGTGAAGAGACAAGACACTTCCCTGTTTCGTTGTGAAGGTCAAAATCAATGGGCACCGAGCCTGTATAGTAGTAATCGGGGATGAGGTCCATGTAATATTTCTGAGCATTGTCAATATCGTCGGACGACAGCCACTCGGTTCCGTTGGACGCCCAGCTGTCGGGAGCCACAGGTTTCTTGACGAGGGCATGGACAATACATTCTGGTGTTCCCGCCTTACATGCATCCTTCATCCTCCTGGTGATTTCCTGCCACATGTCGTTGCCAGCCTTAACGGGCTTTTCGTGTGGGTGCTCTTTATTGTAGGCTATTCTCAGCTTCTCCACTTCCCGTGGGTCCATTATTCAAAACGGATAAGAAACTATACAGCCTGGGAAAGGGCATACCCAGGATGGACCAGCGTGATCTTGTCCGTGCCGTGCGTAAGTACCGTACTCTCGATGACGAGCTGAAGGAGCTCAATGCCAAGGTGTACAAGCTCCGCGAGGACAAGAAGTTCGTGGAGAATGAGATGAGCGACATTCTGCGGCGTGGAAATTTCCAGAACCTTCATAAGCTCGAGATTCAGGATGACGGTTCGTACATCAAGATCCAGCGTCCCGAGACGTGGAGTAAGCCGTGGTCGCTGTCCCAGAAGGAGCTCAAGGATCTTCTTGCCAGTTATACTGGTCCTATCTCCGACCTGTTCCGCTGGATCGTGGAGCGTAAGAAGCAGGGTATGGTTTCCCACGAGTTTGCGTTTAAGCGTTTGATGGCAGTAGACAACAATGACGGCGAAGGAGCTACAGATGGAGAGGGTGGGCGAGTGGGTTCTCACGGGAACGCATGAAGAGGAGCTGCGTAATCTCTTTCTGGAATTAGAGGATGCCCTTCGTAAAATGGATTTACTGCGAGCGGATTATAAGAAGTACAAAACACTCCACTTCGCCGAGTTCTGTGCGGAGATTTACAGCCTCACGAATGAATGATCTTATGAGCAGTCATTCCCGCCACGTTCCCCATTGTCAGCTGTATGCCGACCGATGTCCTTTTTGTAATTTGATCGTGCGTGAACAGACCGACGCGTACCTCGGTTTCATCGAAGACCTGTTTCGCCCTATAGTCGACCGGTTCTGGAAACGATGGGACGCAACTGGAGATCGCATCGCCAACAATACAGATGTAGATACCCTAACCTGCCATCTTGCGTTAAGTGCTCTCGCCCGCTGGGTTCAGCCAAAGTACCATGATATTCTTGGGTTGGCCGAGGAAGAAATCATGAGCCACCCGATCGTCGTACAAAAAAGGGGGGGTAAGTAATAATGGAGAAGTTTGCGACTGATACTGCCCCTAATGGCCCCCACGGCGGGTGTGGATGCACTGGCGGCCGCCGTCGTCGTCACCGCCACACGCGGAAGGGCGGTGTGGGTATGGTCGACGATGCCGTGTTCGCGGTCGGAACCTCATATGCGGCAGATCGGTGGGGCCGCAAGAAGTCAATTGGAGGACGTCGCCGTTTGACGAAGAAGCGTGGAGGTGCGGGCCTCGTCGACGATGCGATCGTTGCCGGATCTGCTCTGACTCTGGCCCACTACTTTGCCAAGAAGCGTGGAGGCAAGAAGTCCCTGCCCCGCCGTCTCACGAAGAAGACCCTGGTATAACCTCTACGGGCGGTAGTGGAAACCCGTTGAACGTCGAGGCCGTGACCCAAGAGTACGCTCCAATGTTTTTCACTTCAAGGATGTCTGAATCGTCGATATCGTTCGGCAACCATACATCCTCGGCAATCTTGTCCGCCGAATCGCAGGTCCGTCCAAATATCGTGAACTGCTCACAACTTGCCCACGGTTTGCGTGTGATACAGTTAAATGTGGGCTTGAAGCCATCGAATAAGACCCCGGAGAATAGGCCATAGACGGATTCGTTGACCGTTATACATTGTTTACCGCTTGGAAGCCGTTTCTTGCCTATTACCGGAACCCGCAGCGTACAGCTTTCCTCGGCAAAGAACCGCCCAGGCTCCGCGATGACACGCTTGAACGGCAGGGTCTTCACCTGTTCGCGGATATAGGGTGCTAGCTGGTCCCGAAAGAACTCGTCGTTTGCGGTAGACCCCGAGAACCCCCCGCCAATATCCAGGAGTTCGGGAGTGAATGCCGCAGGAGAGTGCCTGAATACGTCGAGGAATCCCTTGACGGTCTCAATGGCCGACTGGTACGCGGCCAGAGACGTACAGTCGCTTCCCACGTGGAATGCGAGACCGTACGTATGAAACCGGGGCTCGCGATCACAGAGATCGTGAACATCTTTCAGGTGAAACCCGAACTTGCTGTTCAGGGGAATGCGGGCACCTCCCTTATCATCTACAAAAATACGAAGAATTGGTTTGGTTGAAGGTTGGTCCTCCTTGATTTTGATTCCTTCCATCTTGCTGTCGAAGGTCATGTACGGAATAGCGTGGTTCTTCACTTTGAACATTTCGTCGCGTGATTTACATGGGTTTGCGTAAATTGTATCGCTTGGTGTGGCACCTATCTTGAGGACGCGATGGACTTCATCCGCCGAAGCACAGTCGAACCCTGCCCCTCCCCGGTGCAGCTCGGCCAGCACCCCCTCTAAATTATTACACTTCACGGCATAGTGTGGACGAATGGATGGTAGACACGATGTCCAGAGGTCGAGACGCCGCCGAATGGCGGGGAGGGACAGGATAAGTTTCGCCAGTGTTGCTATGATTGTAGAAAAGAGAAGAAATCCGTGTAACAGATTTTCGTATACTCGGTCTATAGATACAAATGGCCGGCATGATTGAGTACTTCCCCTATAACCCTAAGAACTGCCCCTTGACTGCAGACGATGTGAACCGCATCCTCTGCATTCCAGGATACAAGGTGAAGAACCTCGCGATCTTCCAGAAAGCCATGATTCATTCCACCTACGTCCGCCGATCGGAGTATACGACACTGACTGGCGAGCCAAGCATCTTGGGTCCCTGCCCCCCGGGCGTGATGGATCTCCAGGACGAGTCGTATGAACAACTGGAGTTTCGCGGCGATTCCCTGCTGGGTGCCGTGGTGGCCAATTACTTGTGTGAGCGGTTTCCCAGCGAAGCTCCAGGGTTCCTCACCAATACCCGCAAACTGATTGTGCGGAACAAGACGCTCGGGACTCTGGCTCGAGATAAATTGCGTCTAGACAAGTTCTTTGTGGTCTCGAAACATGTCGAGGAAATGGTGTCCGCCCACGGCCGTCAGAATATCGAGAAGCTCGGCGATGTCCTCGAAGCCTTTATTGCCGCCCTCTGGATTGATTCCGGGATGAACTTTCAGGTGGTCAATGATTTCGTGATCAATATGATCGAGACGCACCTGGATATTCCCCTCATGTTGCGGGAGGACGATAATTACAAGGATCGGATGCAGAAGTTCTGTCAGCAAAAAATGGCATTTACCCCGATCTACAAGATGGTCCCGGGTGGGGCTGAGGGGTTTACTATGGCTGTATGTAAGCCCGACGGCGAGGTTCTGGGGACAGGGAACTGTATGACCAAGAAACAGGCAGAACAGAATGCGTGCCGGGCAGCACTGGAGAAATTGATGTCAACCATGAAATAATATAATGTACTGGCCCGCCCGGTATTTCAGCGGACTGACCCGAAAACAGAACAAACAACGTAAAAGCACCGCGACCCGCCGACGTAAGATGTCTTGGAAAGATCCTCGGGCATACGTTCCATTCAAGACCGACCAGGGCGTGAAAACACGGACATCCAAGTACGTTCGCGAATGGAAGAAGAAGTTCCCAGACGCCCACGGCCTCCAGGCATACTCCAAAGCCACTGGAGTCCCGCTGCCGATCGTGCGGGCGTCCTATAATCGCGGAATGGCAGCGTGGCGTACAGGCCATCGTCCGGGGGCGACGGAACAGCAGTGGGGATACGCTCGTGCCGCCAGTATGCTGACGTGCGGCAAAACACATTATACCACTGATGCTGATTTGGTGCGGAAAGCCAAAAAGACCGCCAAAGCTCGTGCGTGGTTTAGAAAGACGTGTAAGAATTAGATCAACGGTTACTTTTATTCTAGGACAACTAATAACATGCAGGGTATTTTTATGAAAGAATTACAGGGGCGGTTTCCAGACTATAGAATTAGTCCAATTGGAACGACACGTCATTTTAATGTTTTGCGTTTGTCGAAAGACGGATACCCGACCTTAGTTGCTAAAACAATATGGCACGACGCATCTAATCCAGACGGAGATATGGGAATAAAAGCACAGGACAATGCGTATAGAACCGAGGTGAAAATTTTAAACATGTTACCGTCGTGGTGGGGGGTTCACATTGTTGATAATTTCAAGACACCACTCAACCGTGTTATTGTTACAAACGAAGTAAGAAACGTGCCCTGGACTTCATACAAGAAGGGTAGTAATGACCTAAAAATTGCCGAACTTTTATTGAAGCAAATAAAATGGCTTCATTCTCATGGGATAGCACACAACGATTTAGAACTGAAAAATATACTTCTTACGGAGTCTGTTACACCTGTAATCATTGATTTTGAAAAATCAAACACTGTCGCTACAGAGGAGCAGATAAAGAATGATTATAGTATGTTGTTGGGAAATATGAAAGAATACCCTAACACAGAATCCATAGGTCTTATACTTGAAGGTATGTCTAAAGGTGGTGCCTTATCCCGAACACGACGCAGGAGGAAGACCGCCAAAGCCCGTGCGTGGTTTAGAAAGACGTGTAAAACGGATCGGCACTAGCCCCCTCTTTTTGAGTAGCATAACCAGAATGAAGTGTTGCTTCTGCTTTGTCCTACTCACCCAGGGCGAAAGCAATAACCCATCCCCGCTGTGCGAAGTAGACGACGAGACCTCAAAGTGCTGTAACGTTTGCAATGAAGCGAAAGTGCTGCCGATGCGGCTCGCCGTGGGAAATTGTAAGTCGCCTCATGAAGCACGGAAAATGGCGTTCGAGATAATGAAAACCAGGATGACGGGGGATCTCAAGCCTTTCACTCGTGCCGACTTTGACGCTGCTCGTCAGGAGCGTGAGGACGCTATTGAACGGCGGCGGGTGGATCTGATG